GTCGAATGGCACAAGCCGCAGTTGTGCGGCCTGAACGGTGCTGCCTTCTTCCCTCGCCAAGCCGGAGGGCTGCTTGCCGCGCTCGCCCGTTGTGGGCAAGAGATCGGCCTGCTATGCGCCGAGATCAGCAAACATCACGACGGAATTTGACATGCCGAGTCCGTACCAGCGCAAGACTGATCCCGAGTCCGGCATCGGCCGCCCGAAGAAAGCAGATACCAGCGAAGTTACTTCCGAGTTGCTGGCGACCGGGATGGCGACGATCGCGCAGATCGCGCAGCTATTCGAGACAGACGCCAAGACTCTACCCAAGCGCCTGAAGTCGGTGTCACCGAAAGGCACCCGCCGAGGCAACAAGGTCTACTCGATTCGCGAAGCAGCGCAACACATCGTCACACCCGGCTATGAGATCGAAGAGTATATCCGGCAGATGTCCCAACAGGAGCTTCCGCCGCTCTTGTCCAAGGAATTCTGGAACGGCCAGAACGCGCGCCTCACCTACGAGATCAAGATGGGCCAGCATTGGCCGACTGAAGATGTCGTTGAATATCTCGGCGAGCTTATGAACACCATGCGTATGTCTCTTCTGCTCCTGGCCGACGACGTGAATCGTGAGGAATCTTTGACGGATGGACAACGCCGAGCAATTCAGCGTATATCGGACGCAGCTATCGCCACGCTGAAGAAGAACATCGCCGAGAAATTCGCCAAGTACCATGCTAACCGCACCCCTCCTGGACTCCCGGCTCCCCGAGTCGTCGAACGTCACGTCGTTCCTGACGACGACGGTGACGACGGAAATATTCTTGCAGCCGAGGATGACGAGGAAGACGGTATCTGACTACAACGATCTCGCCGATCTTTTCACACAGCTATGCGATAAGGTCTTTGTTCCGCCCCGTCGAATGACGGTAAGCGAGTGGGCCGAGGAAGACCGCTACATCAATCAGCCTGGCGCGTATGTCGGCGATTGGGAAAACGACACCACCCCGTACATGGTGGAGCCCGCGGACACGCTGACGGAGCCGCGCTTCAAGGGCTGCATCTTCGCCGGTCCTGCACAGTGCGCCAAGACGGACGCGCTGATCGTGAATTGGGTGGGCTACAGCGTCACCACCGATCCCCAGGACATGATCGTCTATTCGCCGAGCTTCAACGCGGCGCGCGACTTCTCCATGCGCCGGATCGACCGCTTGCACCGCCACACCGAAAGCGTCGGCGAAGCGCTCAACGCCGACAAGGACAGCGACAACAAATTCGACAAGAGCTACAAGAACGGTATGCTCTTGTCGCTGTCCTGGCCGACTGTGACGGAGCTTGCCGGTAAGCCGATCGGCCGTGTGGCGATCACCGATTACGACCGCATTGACGATGACATCGGTGGCGATGGTAATGCCTTCGATCTGGCGTCCAAGCGCACCACCACTTTCGGCAGTTTCGCGATGACCCTGGCAGAGAGCAGCCCGTCGCGCGAGATCACCGATTACAAGAAAGTCGTCACCGGCAACATGGCTCCGCCGACGACGGGCATCTTGGCGCTTTACAACCGCGGCGATCGTCGGCGCTGGCACTGGCCGTGCCCTGATTGCGGAAGTTACTTCGAAGGCAAGTGGGAGCATATCAAGTGGGATCAGGACGCCGCCTCGAATCTCGATAAGGCCGAAACGGCGTACATGGAGTGTCCGCATTGCGCTTATGCGATCCAGCCGCAGCAGCGTCGCCGCATGAATATCGCCGGAGTGTGGCTGAAGGAAGGGCAGAGCGTTGTTGATGACCGGATCGTCGGTCGAGGCCGCAAGTCGGACATCGCGAGCTTTTGGCTGATGGGCGTGGCCGCCGGCCTGACGACGTGGAAGAATCTCGTCAAGAGCTATCTCGACGCCGAAGACGAGTACCTATCGACCAGCGAAGAAACGGCGTTGCAGAAATTCTTCAACACCGACATCGGTGTGCCATACATTCCGAAGAACATCGCCAACGACAATACCCGTCTGCCCGAGACGCTGATGGGTCGCGTCGAGCCGTGGAGCAAGAAGAAGGTGCCGAGCAAGGTGCGCTTCCTGCTCGGCCTGGTGGACGTGCAGCAGCACAGCTTCGTGGTGCAGATCATCGGTGTGGCCCCAGGCAAGCCTTATGACTTGTATCTAGTAGACCGCTTCTCGATCAAATATTCCGATCGCGTCGATCCCTCGTCGCCGGCCGGCCAGCAAAACATGATGTTTATTCAGCCTGGCGCGTACCTGGAAGATTGGGACAAGATCACTGACCAGGTGATGAACGCGCGCTACGAGCTTGATGACGACTCGGGCCGGCAGATGACGGTCAAGATGACGCTGTGCGACTCGGGCGGTAAGGCTGGCGTGACGACGCGCGCCTATGACTTCTACCGCAAGATCGTCCAGGACGGCTACATGGGCCGCTTCCATCTCGTCAAAGGTGCAAGCGAGCCGAGCGCGCCGCGCGCGCAGATCAGGCGGCCGGATGCAGACAAGAAGAGCGGCGCTGGTGCGCGCGGTGAAATCCCGGTGCTCTTCCTTAACCCCACGATCAACAAGGACGATTTGAACAACCGCCTGGACGTGATGGTGCCAGGCTACGGCATGATCCACCTTCCGGGTTGGCTGATCTCCCTGGACAAGCGCGAGGATATGTCGTGGCTGTTCGCGGAAATGACTTCCGAGGTACGCACGCCAAATAAGGGGTGGGAGAAGATCGCTCGTCGCAACGAGGCGTGGGACTTGTTCTACTATTGCATCGGGGCTTGCGCCTCGTCGCTGTTGAATGTAGAGAAGCTGGATTGGGGCAATCCGCCCCCGTATGCGGCTGTTTGGGACGATAACCCGTTGGTGATCTCGCCGGACAGCAGCGGAGCGTTTCAGGACCGGAGCGAATTCGATTGGAGTGCTTTCGGTCGAGCGATGGGGTGAAGCGATGATTGGTTTGAGTGACGCCCAACGCATCGTCTACCAGCGCAGGCTCGTCGAAGCCGAAGAGGCCAAGCACCTTATCGTCACCGGCAAGCAAGTCGAGCAATTCGTCGATCAGAACGGCGAACAGGTCCGCTACACCAAGGCGAACCTGGGAGCCCTGATCGACTACATCGCCGAGCTTGAACGCATCCTCAACCCCGCGCTCGCACATCAGCGTATGCGCCGTCCGCTAGGATTTCTGTTCTGATGGCAAAGCCCCGCGTTAAGGTTAGCACCGGCACGGACGTTGTGCCCTACGTCGAAACGCCCCGCGGGACCATGCCGGACATGGTGCTCGGCGGAGGGATCGAAGGCGCGTCGCGTCTGACGCGGGAGACGATGACGTGGAACCCGTCACGCCTTTCGCCGGATCAGTCGATCAATCTCGTCAAGGACGAGGCCGACGCGCGCACGACGGACCTGGCCGTCAACGATGGCTTGTCGCAACACGCCGTCCGCGTGCAACGCAACTCGATCGTCGGCGCGCAGTACCGCCTCAACGCCAAGCCCGACTACCGGGTGATCTACGGTGCTGATACGCGCGCCGCACAGGAGTACGGCGAAGAGCTTGCCAGCGTCGCCGAGGCCCGCTTCAACCTGGCCGCGGAGAGCGAAAACTGCTACTTCGACGCAGGCGGCATGATGACGTTCACGGACCAGGTGCGCTTGGTGGTGGGCTCCGCCGCGCTGACGGGCGAGGCGTTCGGCGGTGCCGAGTATATCGACCATGACACGTCGCGGCCGTTCAAGACCGCGATCCAGATGATCGCCCCTGGCCGGGTGTGCAACAAGGACGGCCTGCCCGACGACAATCTGCCGAACGGCTTCAAGCGCCGTCGCGGCATCATCCAGAACCGCTCGGGCAAGCCCTTCGCTTTCGAGATTCGTAAGTCGCACGCGATGGAGTGGTACGCTAACGCGCTCTCCGACGAGTGGATGACGATTCCTGCCGAGCTTGCCTGGGGCCGCAAGCAGATCATCTTCATTCGCGAGACGCTTCAGATCGACCAAACCCGCGGGCTCTCCGAGATGGTGGCCGCGCTCGGGCACGTCCGCATGACGAAGCGCTTCTCGGAAGTGACGTTGCAGAACGCCGTCATCAACGCGAGCTACGCCGCAGCGATCGAGAGCGAGCTTCCGAACAACGAAGTGATCGCGGCGATGGGTGGCGGGCCGGAAGGTCTGCAAAAGGCGCTCGGCACCTATATGTCGATGCTGCAAGCGTACCTGGGGTCGAGCGAGAACATCGCGATCGACGGTGCGAAGATTCCGCAATTCTTCCCCGGCACCAGCCTGAAGCTGACGCCGATGGGAACGCCGGGTGGAATCGGAAGTGACTTCCAGGCGAGCTTGATCCGGCACGTCGCGCTGACGCTCGGCCTTTCGCCGTCCGATCTGTCCCGCGACTTCGCCCGCGTCAACTACTCGGGCCTGAAGGGTGAGCTTGCCATCGCCGAGCGCGACACGGCGGTCAAGAAGAAGTCGTGGGCCGATCGGTGGGCCAACTCGGTGTACCGTCTGTGGTTCGAAGAAGAGATGGCGGCCGGCAATCTGCCGCTGCCCCCCGGCCGCAACCGCACGGATTTCTATCGCCCGCTGATGAAGGACGCCTATACGCGCTGCACCTGGATCGGCGCTGGCCGGGGCCAGATCGACGAGCCGAAAGAGACGGCTGCGGCGCTGGCACGGATCGACGGCGGCCTTTCCACCTACGAGAAGGAAGCCGCGCGACTCGGCGAGGACTACCGCGAGCTTATCGCGCAGCGCGCCAAGGAAGAGCGCCAGATCAAGAAGGCGGGCATTGTCTTCGTGCGCTCGGCCGCGCAAGCTACGCTGATCGCCGCCGACGCACAGCCTGACACCGGAGAAGACGCATGACGATCCAGACCAACATGGTAGCAGCGCTTCAGCAGCTTAACGGCCGCGAGATGCTTATCAACACCGAAACGGCCGACGAATTCCTGGCTGGCCTGACGCGCTTCGCTTCGACGGATCGCGCGGAGGCGGCGACGCTGGAAGCAACTTCGCGCGAGGCGCTGTGCATGACCTATGGGATCGACGATCGCCCTGAAGGTGATGGTCGCAAGCCCTTCGTCTACCAGGATGGTATTGCGGTGATCCCGGTGCATGGCACCCTGATTAACCGCTTTAGCTCGTCCTGGGGCTTCGTCACCGGATACAACTTTCTCCGTCGCCAACTCAACCTGGTGCTCGACGACGAGGACGTGGACAGCTTTATCTTCGACGTGAACACCCCAGGCGGCGAGGCGTCGGGCTGCTTCGAGTTTGCGCGGGAAGTGCTGGCGAGTCGCCGCGTCAAGCCGTCGCTGTCCATGGTGGATGCGCTGATGGCGTCGGGCGGCATGGCGATCGGCGGCGCGACCACTAAAGTCTACGCGATCCCGTCCGCGCGGATCGGCTCGATCGGTGTTTATCGGCAACACATTTCGATCGAAGGTGCGCTCAAGGATGCAGGCGTTAAGATCACCTTCGCCCAGGCTGGCGAGCACAAGACAGACGGCCAGCCTTACAAGGATTTGCCTGACAGCGTGCTCCGTGATTGGACCGCTGATGTGAACAAGACCTGGGACGATTTCATCGCCCTAGTGGCCGACTGCCGCGACTTGTCGCCTGACGAAGTGCGTGCCACCCAGGCCCGAATTTATCGTGCTGACGAAGCTCTTGCATTAGGGTTAATCAATGCGGTAAAGACCACCACCGAAGCCGTACCCGCTTTCGTCGCGGAAATGGCTGGTGATGACACCCCTGACGACGAAGAGGACGATGACATGGACGCCAAGACGAAGGGTTCGGAAGCAACTTCCGGCATCGACTACGAGAAGATCGGCGCGATGATCTCGGGCGGCATTGCCACCGCCATGACGACGGTGTTTGCGACGCAGGGCCGCGCCACCGCGATCAAGGACCACGGCAAGGCCAAGGGCCAGGTCGCGCTTGCCGCCAAGCTCACCGCCAACGACAAGATCAGCGAAGCCGAGGCCATCGAGATCATCGATGCCGCCGCGTCGGCCGCCGCCTCCGCCAAGCCTGCGGGCAAGGTCGGCGGCAAGAGCGGCAAGCCCGCCAAGGTTGCCGAGATCGTCGAGCCGGAAGACGAGGACGACGAGGATGGTGAGGGCGACGAGGGCGACGAGGGCGACGAGGACGAGGCCGAGCAGGCCCGTACTGCACGCCGCCGGGACCGCGTGGACACCACCAATCATCTCGATCAGGCGATGGGCAAGAACAAGCGCGAGCAGATCGGCGGCGGGACCGGCGAGGACGCGCCGCTGAAGGGCGCTGCCGCCGAGTCGGCATCGCTGCTCGGCGACTACGCCGCCCACACCGGCACCGACTTCCGCAAGAAGCCGTAAGCCACCCCATCAATCGAATAGTCCCGGCCGCTGTGGCCGGGACAACAGGAGTGCAGATCATGGGTGATAAGATGCTTGCCGGCTACGAGACGGTCGGGACTTTCGAGCCGATCCAGCTTTATGCCGGCGAACGCCAGGTGGTGACGACGCAAGGCGTCCTTGCGGCCGGCGAGAAGGTCGGGCTGCTCAACGCCCGCAACGAGACGTACAAGTTTGGCCTGGTGGCCGAAGTTGACGGCAAGCTCGTCGCGTTTGACCCGGCCGGTGCGGACGGTTCCGAAGTGCTCAAGGGCGTGCTGCCGCACGCGCTCGACGCATCGGCGACCGGCTACAATGCCGACGTGGACACGTCCGTCATCATC